TTTTTTTTTTTTTTGTGTCTTCAATTCGTCACCAAAGGGAGATCAGAAGACGTCATGCATGCGAGAATAGAACCCGGTGCTCTTGGCCCTTAGCATACACAGGTTCACATCGAGCTTATCAGGCCAGAAATGGACCTTGAGGTCTGCGTAGTCCGGAAAGACGCTCTTACAGTACCCCAACGGCAAGCCGTTGGGAACCATACGCTTCCTGTAATCCGCAGCCCCAGGGTCTGTATCCACTGACAACTGCTCGATCTCGTCGACAACGGCCGGATAGTGCATACACAAGTTATTGTGGAGAAACCGCAAAAACAAGTATGCATGCCTATTCGCTCCGGCCGTGTCAACTGCCAGCCCCCTCAATTTGAGGATATAGTAGGGCAAGCTGCCACCATTGACGGTGGTGGCGGCCTTTGCATAATAATCCTCAGTAGGGCGAAAGGCCAAGAACGCAAAGGTCTCGGCCGACTGGCGTTGTTCCAGCACGTAGCCCGGCACCTTAGCCAGCACCCATCTCCTCTGAAGGAATTTTGGGCCCTGGTGTAGGATGGTGCCGGATTGGTCGACGACAGTGCACAACGGGTGCCTGTCGTCGGCGAAATACACAGCAGAATCGGACTCCTTAAGCGCGATATTGGCAACGCGCTGCAGGAATGCATCGATGTACTTGGGCTTATGCTTCAGCTTACGCCGAGCCCAAGGCTTCCCAACGTAGTATTGATACGCATAGGACGGTAGATAAATGACATGATCGTCGCCATAAATCAACATAGGAAGCGGCCATATTTTCCTCCAGTGAGCGGCTTCGCGGGTCTGACCCGTCTTAACCAGCTCGGAATAAACGTGGAGGTACCACATCTCAAAGGCGATCCAGCAGTAGACACTGTCGCCCCAGGACGTGAGCAAGGAACCAGAGAACATCATACCGATGACTAAGCGATCCTCACCATCGAAGAGATGGAGGAACTTAGAAACCAGGTCATCGGTAGACCACTCGGCTAGGTAGCGCAGAACGTCGTAGTCGGCATCGTTCGGGTTGTAGAAGAATAGCATGAGAAGCCCCACTATAGTGAGCAAACCAGGGGCCATAGAAAAATCGAGTTTGGTGAAGTCTCCCTCGGCGGCAAACCACTCAAATTCCGGATCCTCATATTGAGTGAGGAAACGAAAAAGATAGTGCATGCCACCTCGGGACTTACTCCATCCAATCCCAATTGGTGGTATCCCATAGCACTGCTCTAGCGGGGACCCA